ATCAGCGGGTTGTCTTGGGTCGTGAAGTGCCAGCTTTTCCAGTCGCTGTCCTGGTCATCTTGCCCCAGCTTCCACAGGTCGTGAAACCAATTCCTGCCCTTGGGCGTGCCGATGAACATCGCCCGGCCCTTCTTGTCCGACAGCGACGCCCGAATAACCTGTTCCCAGGTGCCTGGCTTAATGTCGGCCACCTCGTCCAGCACAGCATACGTCAAACTTACACCGCGCAGCGTGTCTGGCCGGTCTGCACCCCTGACGTATATCCTGGCGCCATTGATCAGCGTGATGTCCAAGTTGTTCACGTGGCTGCTTTGGATTACCTCGCGCCCCAACTCGAGCAGCAAGTCCCAGATAATCTGCCGCGACTGGCCCATCGTTGGGCTGACGTACAGCACCGCAGATCCTGGCGGGCACTTGAGCGCCTCGATGATTAGTGTGGTCGCTGCCAGGCGTGACTTGCCGCACCGCCGTCCGGCTGCGATCACCTTGAAGCGCGTTTGGTCAACATAAACCTGTTGCTGCCACGGCAGCAGCGAAAAATTTAAATCAGACATCGGTTATGTCCTCGGCATCAATGACGGGGGTGTGTGAAATAACGCTGTCGCCCAGGCCCGTGATCGAAATAGTAACGGCGCTGCGCATGTGCTTTTCTTTTTCAAACATGCTGATCGGCAGCATCCTGTCCATGCACAGCTTAATCATCGCCGCCTGCGACGGGTGGTCATCATTCATCGCAATTTCAATCGCCTTCGAGACAACATTCGTCCCCGCGCTGTCCAATAGAATTCTTTTTAGTTCTTTTATCTTTTGGTTGTCGGTCTTTTGTACTATCTCAGGCAGTTTGTTCTCGGCCAGAACGTGCATTGGCGTCTTGAACGAACCCTTCGGGCGTCCACGGCCACGCTTGATCTTGGTTTGATTCTCGCTCCACAGCTTTAAGGACGCCGAGTCCCCGTCCAGTGCTTTGTTGTAGATGGCTTTGGCGATCTGGCCGTTGGCCTTGGCCTGGCCAAGCTCAATCTCCCGGCCGTAATGCTCGAGCATCGTTTGCTCGTCGACCCCAATGAGCGCCGCGATCTCGTTGTACGGCAGGCCAATTCCGCTTGTGGACTCAACTATGCGCCGATGCTCGGGCGTCGGGGTGTACTCAAGCGTCTGCGGGGTCATCTTGCGCTTCCAGCTTGGCGTCGTTGCCTGTGAATTGCTCCCATCGCTTGACGATTACGTCGCAATACTTAGGGTCAAGTTCCATCAGCCTGGCCTGGCGCTTGGTTTTTTCGCATGCAATCAGGGTGCTGCCCCCGCCGCCGAACAAGTCCAGCACCGTGTCGCGCTCTTGGCTGCTGTTCTCGAGCATCGATTGCACCAGCGCAACCGGCTTCATTGTCGGGTGTATGTCGTTTCGGTGCGGCTTGTCTTCCCGGATGATTGTGGTCTTCCCCGAGTTTTGCATCGCCTTGATAATCTTGACAAGCTCCTTTTTGTCCAGACTGCCCAGCTTGACGTCATCATTAACAATCGTGGTCTTGTCCCGAAACCCATACCAGCAATGGGCCGCGCCCGGCTTCCAGCCGTAGAGAATCGGCTCATGCTGCCACTGATAATCCTGGCGCCCAAGAACCAATGAATTCTTCACCCAAATCAGGGTTTGCTTTTGCTCCCACCCGGCGTCGGTCATCGCCGTTCGAAAATTAATCCCCTCCGAGTCTGCGTGCGCAATATAAATCGGCCCACCCATTTTCGTCTCCGCATAAGCCGCCACAAACGCATCAGTCAAAAATTGCTTGAACTGCGCGTCGCCCATGTCATCGTTCTGAATGGTCATGCCCGTGCCGCCCTCATACGCCACGTTATACGGGGGGTCAGTCCAAACCATGTCCACCAGCTTGCCCTGTGTAAGTTTCTCGACAGCTTCAATGCTAGTCGAGTCCCCACACATCAACCGGTGCTTGCCCAGCACCCAAATGTCGCCAGGCTTGGTAATCGGCTCTGGCCCCGCCTCGGGCACCTCGTCCTCGTCCACCAGACCCTCGATGACCTCCGGCTCGAGCAGCGCGTCCAACTCCTTGGCATCAAACCCCAGAATGTCTAGGGCATAACCGTCGGCCAGCAGTTCGTTCAACTCAATCGTCAGCATCTCGTTGTCCCAGCCAGCGTTCAGCGCCAGCCGGTTGTCGGCAATCACATAAGCCTTCTTTTGCGTTTCGGTCATCTCCGACAACTCAATGGTCGGCACCTCGGTGTAGCCCAGCTTCCTGGCTGCCATCAGCCGTCCGTGCCCAGCAATCACCACGCCTTCGGCGTCCACCAGTATCGGGTTCGTCCACCCGAACTCTTTAATGCTGGCCGCGATCTGGGCGACTTGTTCGTCCGAGTGCGTCCGGCTGTTTCTTGCGTAAGGTATTAAGTCGCCAACGCTGCGCTGTGTGATGGTTATGCTCATGAGGGCGGAATATATCAGAAATAAATTGTTTTTTGATTTTTAAGAGGCGCGGGTCGTTTTTCCATTTTTGGCTTTTTTTGTGGGGAGGGGGGTACATCGAATTGCACAAGCAGCGCCGACCCCCTCCCCCCCATGCAAAAAGTCAACAAACTCAGGGTTTACCCGTTTCTGCTTCATGCAATGTCCATTATGTAAAGTTGACGCAAAGTTATGCACAGAATAAAGCATACCAATGGCAGCGCGTCCAAGTTGTGCACAGGCGTTTGTGAACAACCCATGCCAAAGTCTTGTGGACAAGTATTTTTCCGGGAAAAATCTGGGGAAACAAAAGGGTGGGGGCCGGGTGGCCCTTTCCCCAGGTACCAGCACCCACTCCATCCGCACACCATGTTTAAAAGAAGCGCCAGGCCAAGCATCTCCAATGCCTCGTCAATGCCCTTAATCGGGCGTTCTAGGCGTCTTCAGACAATCCTTGGGGGATGACAAGGACAACGCTCTCAAGCGGCGTAGAAGGCCGCAATCCAAGATTGTAGAAATGTCGGTATGTATCGATCACCTCCATGAAGCCAGCAGACATATCGCCACGGCCTGCCGCCAGCAGGACGGCGCGTTCAGCATCGCCAAGCTGGCGCTGAAAGTATTTAACCGTTGGGCTTGCTTTGCCGACCATCGTTATGCCTCCAAAAAGTTATCCACAGGCTAACGCCATTTCTTTCCATCAACCCTAAAAACCCTGCATCGCCTTGACCCTATGACCCCAACCCTAAGGGTTGGGGGTCAGGGAGGGTCAACTTTGGCGCTGTTTTGCCTGTTTTTGACCCTGACCCTGGTCATGACCCTAGGGTCATTCAGGGTCAACTATTTTCAGCTTATCCACAAGTTATCCACAGGCACTTCATCCACCTTTGCGCATCATCATGGTGCTGGCCTGCAACTCATTCACCATCACCCAGCCGTGTTCGCTGGCCTGGATCATGTTGGACTGGAGCAGCGCGCCGATCATCTTGTCGGTGTAGCTGGGGTTAATCATGTTGCGGATGGTGCGCTCGGCGTTGCCGTCCTGGGCCAGTTTGTCTTTGAGGGCAGACCGACTGAGATATGGCAGTTCATCCCTGACCTCGGCGCCGGATGCCCACCATGCGTTTTCCCAGGTCTTGCGGTGCGCATCGATCTTGGAGTCCTTTTTGGTTGGCGAGGCTGGGGTTTGTGCCTGGATGACGATGGCGCTGGTGACGGGTTGATTGTCCTCGTCGTACCAGCTTGGGATGGTGACTTGCTGGAGTTCGAGGAAGACGGGTTCTGCCATTTCAGCGTCTTTTGACTTGCGCTGCACCAGTTGCATGGGCTGGCTGTCTTTGCCGGGGATGACGCTGATCTCAATGTCGAGGGCGCCGCGCCAGGCTGATGAACCGCGGGCGCGGTGTTGGGCATCGTCGGAGACGCCGGTGTGGTGAACCAAGATGACGGTGCAGTTGAACTCCATCATCAGGTTGCCGCAGGCATCGAGCATGGTCTTGGCGTCCTGGGCGCTGTTTTCGTCGCCTGCAAGGAAGCGGTGCAGGGTATCGACCACGATAACCTTTGGGGTTTCGGGGAGCATCCGCATGTGTTCCAGCACTTTTAGGTAGCCTGCCGGGGTGTTCAAGTCGCAGCCGTGCTTAGAAAGCCACATGTTTAGCTTGCCGGATTTTTGATGGTGCTTCCAGGCAGCGATTCGTCCGCGCAGACCATGGTGACCTTCGCCAGCGAGGTAAACAACGTGGCCGGGGCGCACTTTGTTGCCGCACCAGTCTGGGGTGCTGCTGGCAATGCGCAGGCACCAGTCCAGCACCACGAAAGTCTTGCCGCCGCCCGATGGGCCGTGAACCATGACCAGCGCCTGATCTTGCACCCAGCGTTTAACCAGCCATGAAATGGGGCTTGGCTGGGCTGAAAACTCGTCGGCGGGGATGAGCCAGTCGCCTGCTGTTGGGGCAAGCAGGCTGGCCAAGTCGTGCCCAGCCTGGACGTAATCGTTGGCGTCGCCCTGGATTGGCGGGGTGACCGTTCTTGCGCCGTATTTTGCGCTGGCTTGCTCGGCGTATCTTTGGCCAACGCCGGAGGCGTCGTTGTCAGCCACGATCACGATCTCTTGGGCTGGGCCGTGCAACTCGCGCAGTTTGCCGGTCACGGGCACCAAGTTGCTGGCGCTGTAGGCCACGATCACCGGGCGGTTGGTGGTTTCGTGGATTGTGGCCGCTGTGGCGAAGCCTTCCGCTATATACAGCGTCCCAGGCTCATCCAGTGAGCCTAGTTGCCAAAACTTGCCGCCAGTCTGGCCGCCTGGATGGTACAGCTTTCCGCCATCGTGGGCGATGTACTGGAGGGTGCTAAGTGTGCCGTCCTGATCGTACAAGGGCACCATCAATCGGCCGTCACCAGTAATGCGCGCGCCGTGGACGCCGATGCCCTTCTTGGCCAAGTATGGATGCTCGGGGCTTGCTTGGTTGGCGGTTGACCAGATCTGATCAACCGTTTCGCTGGCCACCTGGTGCTGCCGAATGATCTCAGCGTCGCGCACAGCCTTGGACTCGGCCAGACGCTTGACATGCACCATTTCCTCGGTGTGGGTCAGCTTGCGGCCAATGTCGGCCCGCCAGGTTGCCTCGATGCCAGCCCGCCAGCAACCGAAGCGGCCTGCCGGGATGCCATCGCCAAACACCAGATACCAGCCTGGTTTATCAATGCCTGGCTTGCCTTTAGTGCCAGACTTGAAGCGGTGTATTTTGCCGTCCATCACAATATGATCTGGCGGCTCGAGCCCAGCGGCTCGGATGGCATCAATCAGCTGGGTTTCTGGAGAATCGACGTGCTTTTCGGAGGGTGGTGACCAGGGGCCGCCGAGAACTTTGGACAAATCAGCCATGAGTTACCTTGCGGCTTTCCAAATAGTCAGACAAAGCCTGCAAGACCTTGTGCGTTGGGTTGGCGTTGGGATTGTCGCGTACCTGGCGAATGGTGTTGTAGTGCAGGCCAGTGGCCTCTGCAACCTTTATCGGCATTCGGTCTGAGAGGGCTTGGCGTATCTGTTCTA